GGCTTGATGGGAGCTTCGTCACGCGTGAACAGCTGGTCGTGCTTCTCCTGGAACAGAGAGATTTTTCCGCCGGTACCGACATGCATTGGCGTGTCGAGGCTGGTGTTCTCGCTACGGGTGCCGCGCTTGGTCGGCACTTTGTAGTCGAGCTTGTGCTTGATCTTCACTTGGTAGGATTCACCGATCTGACTGAAGTCCAGCGTGATGACCAGCTTCCCTGCCTTACCATGATCGACGACGCCAGCGGCGACCTCGGACAGGGCATGACCGATCTGGCTGGCGAAGGCGCCACCATTCAGTTCTTCGAAGAACTCGGTGGTATCCGTTGGGGTAGGCATGGTGCTTTCTCCGAGATGGGCTGCAGCCCGCTTGGTGGGAGGTGGTGTTGTGGGTTTCGCTTGCGCTGCTGTGGCGCCTTGAAGACGCGCTTCACCTTTTGGCCGCCGGGTATTCGATCTTGTGGTCACGAACAAGCCTGCGGAAGTACTTGGTGCTAATGCCCATGTGCTGGGCGGCCTTGCGCTGGCTTACACCGATATCGCGAAGGGCTTTGATGCGCTCGACATTCCGGGCATCTTTCACGGGGTCACTCTGGTTGTGCACCAGGTTCGCGGCCCCGCCATTGGCAGCCCGCTGGAATTCGAAGCCGTAAGCCCGCGCCATGGTGTAGAGCTGCTTGCGGCTGATTCCAGTGAGTTCGGCGACTTCGCCCTGCGAGAGCGTCTTGGCCAGATCGCGAACACGATCCAAGTCAGCCGGTGGCGTCTTCGGCTTCACCGGCTTGGCCTGAGCCTCCTCGATGTCCGGAACAATGCGCAGATGCTGCATCGATTCCTTTTTGCTGCGACGCGGCGGAAGCGGCTTGCGATCTGGCGATTCGACTGGGGCGGGAGCAGTACGGTACCCGTATGGCCGTGGAGCCGGAATAGGCCCAGCGACCTCTGATACCTGGCCACCGCGACGAAGATACTCATCCATCGCTGCGGCGAGCTCGGCCGACTTCGGCTGGTTGTGGCGGACCATGCTCAGCTCGAGGCTGATCATGCTGCCACCTGCTGCAGGACGACCCCGTCCATGCTGAACTCTTCGCCGTGGATGTGAACGAGGTCGTCGAGTGCACCCCAGTTGACGGTGAGCACAGAGAGAGGCGCCCGGCCTTCATAGACGGCTTTGACCAGGACTGACAGGTCTGGCACATGGGCTTCCATCTTCGTCGGCTTCGGCGGCACTTTGGCTGATGGCGCGACCGTCGATACCCGCGCAGCAGTTTGGGGTTTAGGCGTTGGCGTCGAAGCCGATGGGGCGGGTGCTGCTTGCTCAGCGGCCTTATTTTGCTCAGCAACCTTTGCGGCTTCAGCATCGGCGAGCTTCTTTGCTTCTTCCTCGCGGATCTGCTGGCGCTGTTTCTCCAGCCGGTCCTCCTCGGCTTTTTTGTGCTCGTCGATGCGGACCTTGATCAACGTCACCAGGTCATCGTTTGCCTTCATGACCAACTGCTGAATGTCGTTGAACAGGAAGTTATGGTCCACGGCCAGTTCAGCCAGGCTGGCGAGGTTGAGGCGTATCGCGTCGGCCTTTTGGCTGGCTTCGATCTTCGCGCGGGCCAGCTCGGTGTCTACTGCATCTTGCAGGCTGGCGATGGTTCGCTTGTTTTTCATCGCACCAGCAAAGTCAGACGCTACCGGTTGCAGCACAACGCGACCAAGCGTTTTGTTGATGGCAGCGACGTGCTCAGCCAAGGCATTTTCGGCCTTCTGCTTGATGTTCGTCTTCACCAGCAGCTCTTGAGCCTTGACGAGCTTGTCGACCTTCAGCCGGGTGTCGCGGGCATGAGCGCTGATTCGATCCAGAGAAGAGAACAGTTGGTCGATGGTTTGCGTCTGCGACAGCGCCTGCTTTTTCGCAGCAGCTACAGCGTCTTCTACGTCGACACACCACTTAACGGCTTTCTTGGCGTCGGCGAAGTCCTGATCAGTCGTCAGCGTGGTTTTCACGGAGTCGATGACCGCCAGCGCCGAATCCTCGAACACTTTGAGGTTGCTCTGAGTGACCATACCGGTCAGCTCAATGCGCAATGCAGGAAGCTCATCAGGCGCTTTGCCGACGACAATCGACGGGACGTTGACCATTTCGAAAGAGGCAAGATCGGCTTCGAACTGCTTCCACCCTTCGACTAGTTGCTCAGCACGCCCAGCGACGGGGCGATACTCCATCGAAACGAAGTTTTGCTCGGTCCCGTCGGAGCAGACAAAGATTACACGTTCTGCGCCGCTCACCAGCAGCTGTTGCTCAAGCTGCCAGTAGTAATGCGGATCGAGCTGTTCGGCGCGCACCTGGGCGACGAGCGACTCATTCCAGAGTTTGTGCTCAAACAGCGTATCGCCGAGCATCGTCGCACCGTCCATCGAGGCCAATAGGTTGCCGCTGGTACCGACGATTGGGTAGAGCTCCTCGCCGATCTTCACCTCCACCAAGGGGCGGGCCGATGCTTCGGTGGCGTGGCCTTTATCGAAGATGCGCTGCTGATTCGGCGTTACCTCTGGCGTAATGCCGGTTTTCTTCGAGGTCAGCAGATCGGTGCGGCTTTGATACTTCGAAGCGCCCATCATTGCCGGGGCTTCGGAGGCGGTGAAGTACTTGGCCCGGAGGGCGTGCCATTCAGCGCTGCCCTGAGCTACGTTGTGGATCTTCATTCAGATACTCCATCGATGGGTGCGAGGTTCTTGATCTGCTCAATCTGCTGCTCGCTCAGGGTGTATTTGCTGCTGATGGTTGCGATCAGGTGCTCGGGCGAGGACTTGCGCTCGTCGACCGACTTCCGCCACTTCGGCAGGTTCTCGGCGAGCTTTTCGTCGGGGTAGGGCTGCAGGCCGGCGGCCTCCGCCTCACGAATCGGGGAGACGTCGCGAACGCGCGGGGCGCTTTCCTCCAGCTCGTCAGGGCTGTAAACCCCGAGAATGACGTCGGGACAGTAGAGGCGGGACCAGCGCTTGGTCGCGAGATACGCCAGTTGCTGGCGTGGGTCGTCTGCCCAAAGCGTGCTGTTGCGGGTGCGGGCTTGAGCAAGTAGCAGTTCCAGCACACGAGGTTCGTCCTCGCCGCGAAAGGTTGCCCAGACTTTGACGCCCAAGCCTTCTTCGTCCGACATCTTCCAGCCAGGAACGCGATATTCACCTTTGTCGCCGGTCTTGATCGTGAACTTACCGATCACTTTTTCCCATTCGCCAAACCACTCGTAATGCAGGCGATCCATGACTGGCGCGCAGGTGGTGATTACGGCGTTCACGAGCTGGGCCTCGTAGCCGAGGACGCCGTTCACCAGGTGCGTTTTCTGCGCGACGGCGAAGGGGTTCATCTTCCATTGCATTGACTGCATGATCACGGCCAAGCAGTCGGCGGAGTTTCCGTTGAAGTGCTTTGGCAAGGTTGCGCGGCCGGTGGCCATGACGTCAGCCAGTCGCATCATCTTGTCCAAACTATCGCCGTCCAGCACGAGGGCACTGGTGCTGGTCGCCGCGTGTGGAATGATGTGAAGCTGTTGCTCGTGCGCCACAGGCGCGGGGTTATGTGCGGACACGGAAGCTCCTTGCGCCATGCCGTTACCGGGGCGCTGCGATTGAAAAGGGTGGGGTTACTGCGAGGTTTGTTGCTGCTGAACGCGGTAGCGAAGGACCTGCAGGACGCGACCGCGATAGCCAGGCTCTGCGTATTGCTCAACCGGAGGACCGTAGTAGCCGCGCATCTCGGCCAGCCGGTATGCCTCGCGCAAGTTATGTGCGCTGATCTCTTCGAGCTGTTCGTCGACCAGCGATTTAACCGGTGAAGTAGTCATGCCGAACCTCCTTGGCGAGTGCCGTCTCCATTTGCCCCATGGCGATACGAAGACGACCGGGTAGGGCAGCGAGACGCTTTGCATCCCGCTCGTTGCATTGCTGGCTGAAGATGTCGGGACCGTCGTCGAACCAGTTATCACTGGCGCCGCCGGTGGATGTCCCAGCCATTCGGTCGTCGATTAACCGCGCCTGGGCACTATCCGCGTAACTGGTGCTCATGACGCGACGCTCGGCCGCCCATTTGTCTGGGCGTAGATCACAGCTTCGACATGGGCTATTTCGCGGAACAGATCGGAGTAATCGGTGGGGCTGATGACATTCCCCTCAAGCAAGCCCTCAATCCAGCCGAAGGCTCGGGCAATGAGTTCGCGCGCCACCAGGGAGAACTCTGGTTTCTGCGCTCGGGCGAGAAGATTTTCAAAACGTCTGCGTTGGAATTCGTCCATGGTCGCCCCCGTGGCGAGCTGAGACCGCATTGATCAGATGCCCGCGCAGGTGACCAAGCCCGTGCCGTGAAGCACGCGGGCACCTGTCGATACGGTCGTTGTGGGGTAGGGGTTCCGCATGTGCGGGCACTGTTCCGATGTGCTGCGAGGGGTGGGCCTACCTTCCGGCCAATGCGCGGTGACATCGACGGCCCTGCTTTCCGCTGCCTGTAAGAGTGTTGGTCGCAGGCTTCAGGCTTTCTGCGACACACAGGTGGATCGTTGATCTACTTCATGGCGGTATCTCCTATTGCTCGCTAACTGGGAAGGCAGTGGCTACCTATCGAAGCTGCATTGGAATGTCGGTCCTGACCAAGATGCCTAACTACGTCCGCCCGTTCGCATACAAACAGTTGGCCTGGATCAGCTTTTTTCATGGGGCGCCGACATTCCAATACAGCCTCTTTCGAGGTGATCGGGAAGGTCTCCAACCTTCTGACGGGGTCTCTGATTATTTAGATTGCCGTAGGCCCGTGAAGCGGCAATTTCGTTTTGGCTTTCGCCGAATAGGTGCAGATGACCGGAGCTGATCCCGGCATGACTATTAGCGGCCTTAGTGACACCGGAGTTTCACCGGGGCGAAGGTTTCAGCCGCTTATTCTTGGACTCGCCGTGGCCATCTGGGCGCTTACTCACTCTATCGACCACGATTCCCGCGATCCCTCAGGTCTTACACTTGCGCATCAGCCTGCGCATTCATCTGCATAAATCGTTGTGATGCAGGGGGCCGCGTTGCGCGGTGCAGAAGTCTTCCGCATCCCACTGCGCTCTCGGTGAAAGCGCAGGAGTGATGGTTCAGGCTGCAGCGTTGCAGTCAGCAGCTGTCATTCGTTGCCCGTCTTCCAGCTCAACTACGCAAACACCGTTGCGATATCCGCGCTCCGTGTTGAGCCGGTTAGCCTCGCGCATGCAGAGGCTCAGGTCGCTACTGGTGAACACCTCCAGCTCGCCGCGCAGGGTGATGCGGATGACCTTGTTCATGCTGCCTCCATTGCCTGCTGGGCCAGAAACTCGGTAACAGCCTCGGCCGGGGTGCAGCCGTCGCAGTACAGGTCGTGCAGCATGTTGTCGTCCGAGCCGTTGACCGTTTCGCGTCCGAGAATCTTCTCGGCCTTGGCGATCCAACCGTTCCAGCAGCGCTCTTGCGCGTCTTCGCGGCACTCATCAGCCGCCATCGTTGCCATGTTGAACATCGTGATTCCCTCCGGTTGATTTTCCGGATACCCCTCGCGAGAAGGGCACCGAGAAAATCTGTCTTGTCACTCACTGCACCCGTCAGGGTCCTTCGCACAGTTCGGTCATCACCTCGCCAGACTCAGCCCCTCAATGGCTTTCATCTGGCGCCGGTCGCCTCACAAGCGCAGCGGTTTGTTTCCTTCGGTTTACTGACCTCCCACCGATGGTGCCGGGAGTGACCTAACCGGTGTGGCCGGGTAGTCGTTCATGGCGCTGGTTGTTAAAGAGCGGCAGACCCGGAGATCCTGTCGCTGCGGCTTGTACCGCGTCGATGTGGGTAAATTAACCGCCGGTTTTGTTATCGTCAATACCGGCGGTTAATTTATTTTTCGAACGGCTGAGGTATGCTTTTTCTTAAACTGTATGGATGTACAGATATTAAGGAGCAGTAGATGGGTGCGATGCAGCAACAAAAACAAAATCAGCGTGTCGAGCTGTCGGGGATCGAGCGGCTGAATCTGAGGGTGTCGAACATGATCAACCACCCGATCGCGCAGCTTCAGCGGTGGGTGACGATTCACCGCCTGGACACGGATGGGGATCGTGAATGGAAGGAGGTGATGGGCGTTTTGTCTGAGGTCAACGAGATCGAAATGGCTTTCAACGAGGACGAATCAGTGACGCTGAGGTGGGAAGGCAACTCATTACGGGAGTGCGATAGCTTCAATATCGGCCATGTAGATGGATTCTCAGAGTTCGAGGACGCACCTTTTTAGGAATCTCTGAATTGCCATCTAATGGCTGCCGATTCAGGAAATGCTCGAGGCTTGAGCGTTTCCTAAACCCATTACTTTTTTTTCCAAGACTTCATCAGATAACTGGAGTTGAGCATTTTTCCAGATGAGGCTGCAATCCTTGCGATGCGTTCAGAATTACAACTTATAGGCCGGTTTGCGCTCTCAAAGTCTAGAGTTGCTGCTCTATGCAACGTTTGCAACATTTCATATGGTGCAGGTAACTCTGTGAGCTCCTCGATCTGTCTGAGGGAGACAGTGAGACGCCTGTGAAGCGTCAAAATACTATTTTTATTAAACTTTGTATCTTTCTCTGTCCAGAATGAAATAGCGCCATCTTCATATTCGGTGAGTGCTTTCACAGCTCTATCAATCGAGTCGTGAATATCTTTCCTTTTTGCCAACGTACGCTGCTGTTCGCCTCGAACTCGCCATCCAATCAATGTAGCTACCAGACCAACAAAAGCAAAGGTCCAGCCGACATACGAGCCGATGCTGAGACCTGACTCTGCAGGAGCACTCATTTAGAATTATCCTGATTTTTAATGTCGATAGCCTCTTTAACCCACTGAGTAATCTGAATCTTGAGCGATGGATCATCCTGCGATTTCAGGTTTTCGCATATCTCTAAGACTACTTTACTATCTACGCCCTCCCGAATCAGGCCGCCAAACGCCTCATCTAGAAAAGATGAGCCATAGCCTAGAGCACCGTCCAGGTCAACGATTAATTTACCTGCGTGCGCTTGTATATTCGGTATGAGGACCTGTTTTCGAAAAGCCTCACCCGAATAAGGTCCGAGCGATATGTATCGGGGTCCTGGAAATTCGGAAAATTCTGTAATGCGGATAACTTTCATTCTTCCAATTCCTTCAAAGATACGGTCCACTCAATTAATGTACCTTGGATAGAGCCATTATAGCTAGCTGACCACTCCCGTCCATTGGTGCCGGGTAAGAGCTTGTATCCGTCGGGCATGCTGCCTTCACGCCTCGCTCCGGCGACCACGTAGCATCCTCTATTACTTCTGATTGAGAGCAGAGCCGATGGAAAATGTTCAGTAATTGCTCGAATATCTGCTCCTCCCTTGCCGCGATGAGTTTGATTCGTGCGAGAACGCTTGATGAACGTAGACGCATGAATAAGGTCGGCGTCACCATTGCCCATAATGCCGCAGAGTTTGAAAATAGATTTCAGTAAAGAATCTGGGTGTTTTTGCGGTAGCGTGACAGGAATTCCAACTCCAAGATCGCAGACGATCAACGTAATTTTGTCGCTAGAAGTACCCACTAGCATCCACCATCTGTTTTCTGGATGCGTAGCGCCTGTTCCGGGGTAAGCGTGGTCAACACTGTTGGCCATGGCTTCAATAGCCCCCTTGTAGAGCTGGGCTTTAGATTGTTTTGAAATCGAAACGGGCAGGCTATTTAGCAAGCTGCCTGCCAAGCTTCCATCAGCGAGATAGCCGGAAAGCTGCTTCCAGCAAGTGATGTTACTTTGCTTAGTTGGGGTGCGCTCAGGTTGGCCGATAAGTTTGAAAAATCCTATCTGCTGAAGAATACCTTCCACTACTTTGTCGGCGTTCTTGTATTTACCGCGGCGCTTCGGCGGTATTGAGCACCCGAAGCTTAAGTTTTTAAGATTAGTTTGTAGGTGTGCAACCTCAGCAAGCATTCTGAGAGCTGCTGCTGCAGTAATACGATGAGTGTGTCTAAAGCAAAGTATGATGCGCTCATTGTACTTTGCCATCTCTCGAAGATTGCCAATAAACTTACAGAACGCATCGAAATTCTGTTTTGAGTATAGGTCAAGCTTAGCCGGCACTTGGATTTTTGGGTCTTCATGAGGTCGACGAGCGGTAATATCACCGTTAAATGGACGAAGATATATTGGGTTGACATTAACGATTTCGCCTTTACCTTTTGTACGGTTGCTCCTTTTTGCGCGCTTTAACGCTGCCCTAATTTCATGTTTCGCTTTAGTATTAGACCGCTTTTTCATATGGCCTTCCGTGCTGGCAGCGTTTAATTATGTTATATAAAAGTAAGTGAAGATTTCAGATTTTTTTATACTAAATGACCGTTCCACACGAACAATACACGCGCCTGAATGTATGTTTCATCAATAAGGATGTCTTCGTTTTTGTGCTTACGGTTGTCCGAGATCATTTTGAATTTGTCCTTCCCCTTCATCTGCAGGCGCTTGATGTACTGGAAGCCCTGATATGAGAAGAAGTAGATTCCGTCACCTATGAAGTTTTTGATGCTGGCATCCACTAGGCATGGGTCGCCGTGCTTGATGGTCGGGGTCATGGACTGGCCCCATCCGGTTACGATTTTGAGGTGGAAGTGCTCTTTGAACTGGATCCCCATCATCCGCAGATGAGAGGGGCTGACACGGAGGTCCTGAAGCAGTTCGGGGAAGTCGTGCACGACCTCTCCACCGCCCTGGGCGCCACGGACGTCCAAGTGAGCGATCCATACCTCGTCGCCAATCAAGCCAGGTTTATAGGCGTCGTGTACCAAAGCGCTGACAGGAGCTTCACCGTCGTCACCTTCGGCCACCGCCAGTAGCGCTTTGCGAGTGCCCTCTGAGATATTTTTCCCTTTGCTGGCAAGCATTTGCCGGACCAAGTCAGCGGCCGAAGCATTCGCGCTAGCGGCTGGCTCATCAGCAGCGGCTGTTAGGCCACTGATCTCCTTGGCGAGCCGCTTGCTGAATTTCTCTACAGGCACCCCGATTTCGCGCGACAGCACCGCAGCGAACTTGGCATTCAGCGGATTTGTTCCATTCAGGTACATAGCGACTGCGGCCGCAGAAATATCGGCGGCTTCCGCGAGACCCGCCTGGGTCAGACCGAGCGCGTTTTTCTTCGATACGAAGAGTGCCTTGGCAGCATCGCATTCAGCCTTGAGTTCTGGGGACAGCTCTTTCTTTTTCGTCATCCGTGAAATTTAACCGTTGGTTAAGTTATTTGCGCTAACCGCCGGTGTTGCTTGAAAGCTAACCGCCGGTTAATATTGCAGGCATACACCGCTTGCTGAGGCAAATAAATGAAGAAGACGCCATTGCCAGAGCTGGTCGAGCGAATTGGTCAATCCGCAGTTGCCAAAGGTCTTGGCGTCAGTGCTCCGGCCATTTCGAAGGCCCTCAAGGCAGCTCGGGAAATCCTTGTGATCGAGCATGAGGACGGGAAGCTGACGGCGGAGGAGATCCGCCCATTTCCCTGCCAGCTCGCACCACAGAAAACCGCTGCCTAACCGCGCTTCGAGCTAAGCGAGATCGTCGCCAGCTCAAAGCCGCGCAAAGCCTCTTTGCTCAACTGATCACGTAACTGACTGGCCTTCTGCTCGAAGGCAGGCCAGAGCCTCATCTGAGAAGACAGGGGCAGGGTGGATGCCAAGGCACCCACAAAGCAGCAGAGGGCGGTTATCTCGCCTTCCAGTTCGGAAGAGTCGGTCATGGATACGTCCTTGATCAGTTGGTAAGCAAATGATCGCGTCGCTGGTGGCGTAACGCCACGTAACAATTTTCGAGGTGTGACATGCAGGAATTGATGAAGGCCATCTACGACGTGGTGGACACGCATGGCGCGAGCAAGATTGCCGAGGGCGCGAGTTTCCCTTCGCGCACTTTGCTGTCGCAGAAAGCCAACCCGGACTACGACAGCCACAAGATGAACGTGCAGGAGCTGCACCGGATCATGAAGTACACCAAGGACTTCCGCCCGCTGAAAGCTTGGGCAGAGCACTTCGGGTTTGACCTGGTCCCGAAAGAGAAGCCTGCACCTACCGATCTGAATTCGGCGCTGATGCGCCTGCACGTTGATCTCGCTGACGTGACTCGACTGGCCTACGACGCACAGTCGGACGGGCATGTGTGCTCGCGTGAGAAATCGGAACTGATCAAGGAAGCCGACGAGGTGATCGTCAGCCTGGAAGTGTTCAAGCAGTCCGTAAAGGTCGCCTGAATTTCAGACACAAAAAAACCACCAGGCCCGGTAGTTCTTCAGCAAAGCAGTAAGCGAGAAAAATCATGACAAACATCGTCTCATTTGACAAGTCCCGAGGGTTCACCCGAATGGACAATTCCGTTATGGAGGCGCTTTCCACCGTCGACCTGCCTGCGCGCGAGCTTCGTGTTGTCATGGCAATCGCCCGTCAGACAATCGGGTACCAGGTCGAAACGAAGCGCCTTACCGCCGACGACCTCGGCAAACACACCAACATGCGCCGCGACGTCACGTCGAAGGCAATCAGTCATCTCCTTGAGCGCCGGATCATCTACCGCGTCGGTGGAAGCCGTGGCGACATCGGCATTTCCCCTGTGTCGGAATGGGTGTTCTACGAAGAAAAACAACAGAGTCTCACTGAGACCAAAACGTCTCACTGGGACAATATCGTCTCACTGAGACAGGAATCGAGTGAGACCAAAACGGCAACTTGCCTTCTTTATACAAAGAAAGAACCCCCTATAACTCTTCCTTCGGAAGAGATTATTACCCCCCAAGCTGAGAAGGCTCAGGCCAAGGCTGATCGCAAAAAGCCGTTCGGCCTGACCAACCTGCTTGCAAACAATCCTCACTGCCTGACCGAGGGCCTGCTCAAAGACTGGCTGGCCCTGCGCAAGGAGAAAAAAGCCGCCGTCACCGAGACCGTCTGGAACTCGCTGAACGCCGAATTGGTGAAGTGCGCTGATCTGGGGATCGCTGCTGATGTCGCGATGACTGAGGCGCTCTCCGCTGGCTGGCAGGGGTTCAAGGCAGCCTGGATTGCCAACCGCATCGCTGAAAAACCAGCCGCTGCACCCTCCGCATCACGACACCACGGCTTCGCCGGTCGCGACTACACCGCAGGCCTGACCCAGCGGGAGGACGGCAGCTATGCGCTCTGAAAAGGTGATTGCCATGTCCGACGTGAAACAGGCCGCCGGCCAGCGTATCCAGCCAGGCCACTGCGACGATCACGGCCCGTTCGAACAGCGCGTCACCGTGCTGCTGGGGCGCGAGATCGTTGGCCGCTGCCCTGAGTGCGAACGCAAGGAGCGCACCGAGCGCGAAGCCAAGCAACGCGCCGAAGAAATCCGGATCAAGCGTGAAGCCATGGCGAAGAAGCTCGGCGCAGCGCTGATCCCGAAGCGCTTCGCTGATCGCACCCTGGACAACTACCAGGTCGAGCACGAAGGCCAGCGCAAGGCCTTGGCGTTCTGCCGTCGCTACGTCGCCGCGTTCGCCGAGATCGAGCGCACGGGTCGCTGCCTGATGTTGCTGGGCCAGCCCGGCACCGGAAAGACCCATCTCGGCGCTGCCATGGCAAACGATCTGATGCGCGCCACCTCGGCCACAGCCGTGTACCGAACTGTCGGCGCAATCCTGCAGTCGATCCGCGCGACCTACGACCGCAACAACGAGCAGTCCGAGGCCGACATCCTGTCCAGCCTGATCGAACCTTCGCTGCTGGTCCTCGATGAGGTCGGGGTGAGCAAGGAACAGCCGAGTGACTTCGAGCTGACAACCCTGTTCGCAATCATCAACGGCCGGTACGAACAGATGCGGCCGACAGTGGTGATCTCCAACCTGAGCGGCGATCAGCTTCCGCTGGCGATGGGCGAGCGGTGCGTTGATCGCCTGCGTGAGGGTGGCGGGGTGGTTGTCCCTTTCGACTGGGAATCGCAGCGCGGCAAGGAGGGTTTCTGATGACCAACCGAACCGTCATCGCAATAGCCCTCATCACGCTGGTAGCCGGATACGGCTTCAACCACAAGGTGGAGCGGCCTGCTCAGTCCGTGAATCTGCAGGAGTTTTTTCGATGAGTCCACTGATCATCCTGCAAACCCAACCATGCCCGGTGAGCTGCGTGTCGACCTGTTTGGCGATGATTGTGAATCGCCCGGCGGCTGACGTCATCGAGGAACTGCACAAGCTATACCGAGACGGCGACCTGACTCTTCGCGAAATGCTTGATTACCTGGGCGTCAAGTACACCGCCTTCTACAGCGTCGACACGCCACCTCTCGCAGACGAAGGGGTTTATCTGTGCACCGCGCCCTCTTTGAACATCGAGGCAGGCAATCACCAGATCCTGATCGAAGTAACGGACGAGAATTATTTCGTGCTCGATCCAGTCCAGGGTCGTGAGGGCCGGAAGTTTTACGTGGCGCGCGGGAAGGGTAACGGTGACCCGCTGGCGATTGACCTTGGCGGATTCGTGATCGACGCATTCATCTCCCGGGATTGCCTGATGACCCTGCGAGCTCACGCCGATCAGGAAGAGGTGGCCGCATGACTGATCTCATGCTCCGCAACGAGAACGACCGCACCCGCCTGATGGGCTAACTGCAGGGCCTCGACCTGACCAAGCCACGCAAACTGACCATCGTCGAAGTCCGCAGCAAGCGCAGTGACGCGCAGAACAAGCTGCTCTGGATGTGGAACGGCCTGATCCAGGCTCACCTACGGGATTCGTTCGGCCAGATCGCCAGTTCCGAAGAGTGGCACGAGATCCTGGTGTCACGCCTGTGGCCTGCCGAAGTTCACCCTGTCCAGCTTCCAGACGGCACGCGCTACCGCGTCGGCCGGGCAAAGACCCGGAGCTTCACCATTGCGCAGATGACGACCTATCTGGAGCTGCTGGACGCTTACTGCGCCGAGCACCTGCAGCTGCTCCTACCTCATCCCGACGACCTGATGTACGCCATCTACGGCGAAAGGAGAGTGGCATGAAGACCATCAAGGCTCTGATCAGTGCATTGGCGACCATCCTCGAAGCCGGGTATCACGCTCAGCCCATGTCGGTTCAGTTCGGGGGTGAGCTTTGATCCCGCAATCCACAAAGCCGATCCGGCCGAAGCGCTGCCGAGTCGCCGGGTGTGGTGCGACCTTCACGCCGACCCGCAGCTTTCAGAAATGGTGCTCGCCGGACTGCGCAGTAGTGCTGGCCCGCCAGGCGCAGGAAAAGCAACGCAAGTCGATTGCCCAGCGTGAGCGCCGCGAAATCAAGGTTCGCAAGGAGAAGCTGAAGAGCAGGGTGGATCACCTAAAGGACACCCAGCAAGCTTTCAACGCCTGGGTGCGCGAACGAGATGCCTTGCTTCCTTGTGTGAGCTGCGGACGTCATCACGAAGGCCAATGGCACGCAGGACACTATAGGACCGTATCAGCGCACCCGGCGATCCGCTTCGAGCCTCTCAATGTCTGGAAACAGTGTGCCCCGTGCAATACCCACAAGTCAGGCGACTTGCTGAACTACAGGGCTGAGCTGATACGGCGGATCGGAGAGGAAAAGGTTTTATGGCTTGAAGGTCCGCATGAGCCAAAGAAATACACGATCGACGACCTGAAGGCGCTGACAGCGCATTACCGGGAACTGACCAGAGAGCTGAAGAGGACGCAGGCATGAACAAAGTATCCGTATTGGTCCGCATCCTCCTTGCAGGCTCTGAGGGTAAAACCGCTTCGGCGGGTTGGGTTGACGCCGATCAGGGCTGCTCAGGCTATGGCGGTCTCAGCCGGCAGGAGCGTTTCGAGCTGGACTGTGACTATCGTCGTCACCTGCATCAGCACATGCTGCCACGTCACTGGGACGCTCTGATCGCCCGGTACACGCTGGACACCGCCGAGCGCGGACAGAGCATCAAGGCGCTTGGGCGAATCGTGGCCACACACGCTCACCAGCACTTCAAGTTCTATTCCGTGCTCACTTGGGCCGAGCCCCAGAAGCCAGGCGCAGAAGGTAAGCGCTCTACCGGCGTGCTGCAGGCCGACATCTACGACATGAACAAATGGGATGACAATCGCGGGACACCAGAGCGCACACGCAGGTACTGGCGTGCGGGTATTCACAAGGCTCTCGGGGAGATGCTGGACGAAGCGATCGCCTCGGGACTCCGGTTGCTTGAGGATCAGGAATTATTCGAGAAGATGGCCGCTTGACATCCTTTGCCGCATTGCCGAATATATCCCCATCCTGTCATTCCTGCGTGTGTAGAGGAGTGTCGACCAAATCCTCATCATGGGAGGCGGTGCAGGGGGCTTGTTGGCGTTTGGATCGGTAGTGTTGGGCTTAATCGGCTTGTCGATTATGTGGTTTGTACAAACTTTACTGGCGTCACCAAACAATGAAATTCAACAGTCTGGACTGAAGGAGTGCGTGCTTATGAAGAAAATTATGGTTCTATCTTGTGTAACAATGGCTGCAAACGGATTGACCGCTCTTTTCGTCAACGCTCTCCCTGCACTTAGCATTAACCTTAACGATTTGTCGTTGAGGAAGCCTTAAGGCTTAAAGTTTGGCGCTCCACGTCCTGCGCCGCCAATTCAGCCTCGAACAGCGACTTCTGTTCGGGGCTTTTTAATGCCTGCGTTTTGTTGCACCTGTAGCCAGAGCAGCCCCTTCGTGGGACATCTGGGCACGGATAAGCCGGTAGTGCCGTGCTGCGTAAAACACCGGCAGCCCGCGAGCAGTGACCTCATGCTTTCATCTGCTGCGCGAGGCGAGCCGTCGAGACTGGTGCATTTGGGTGCCAGCGACAGTGAAGCCTTTGGCGGACAGGAGGGGAAAGACCCTCACCTTTCCGAGTCTCGCCGAGGAAAGCCTTCCGGAGCGGGCCAACCGAATAGGCTTGGATCATTCGATATGCTTGGCCGCGGCATTTTCCGACAGTAGCGCGGTGCTGTAATTGTGCAACTGTGCACGGATGCTCCGAATACGAGGATCGGAAAGTACAGCGCCGCGAAGATGCAACACATGACCATTCACGTGTGGCCGGTGTTTGCTGTAGTCGGCTATGACTGAGTGGGGAATTGTTACAGCTTCTATCACTTCGTACGAGTCGTTGAAAATTACCGCGACCAATTCGTCGAAGCCTTTTTTGTCTAAATTTCGGATGACGCCTAGCTGCCGCGATTTGTTGCTAGGGCTTATCCGGCGGGCCTTTATTTGGATTTTGATTCCTGTCTCTGTCTCCGCGTCATGCCCAGACGCTGAGTTGTTAGCGAGCTTCAAGCCTAGAGCTGATGCAACCAGCCACTCGGCGTAGTCGCCGGTGGGATTGTTCATCGTCCTTAGGATCCCTCGGCTTCTTAGCTCGCTGATCACATCCGACTGGAGCTTTAGCAGTTCATTTGTTTTAAGGTTGGCAAGCTTCATTCTGTGCGATTTTCCAATGGGAAGAGGTGTATTCAGGCCGCCTCGACCGACACCAAAAGGCGTTTGCCGAGGGCAGTCAATGCCGTCTCAACCTGATCCATCTTGGATGTATGCAGGAAGTCCACAAGGCGATCACCCTGGGTCTGGCTCACGCCGAGCAACCGGCAGAGATCGGCTTTACGCATCCCTCGTTCCATCATCGTATTCCACAGGGCGATCTTCGCCACGGTCAAAGCCGGAAGATAGATGACATGCTCGCCAGCCTCTGGCGCTGTCGCTGCGGGAATGGCTTTGCGCTCGTCAACGAAGATAGACAGTGTGGTTTCGATGCCGTCCACAGCTTCCTTCAACGCGTGCCCCTCATCGTCTCCGTAGCTGTTGAACTGCGGCAGATCACGGCAGAACACTGCGAGCCCCGGTGTGTCGTCACGTTCGAAACGAATTGCATAGTTGTACATGGTCACTACTCCTTGGAGGTGATCAGTTCAGCGCTCGGATAGGCGAAGGGGGCTCTCAGAGCCCCAGTTGTTTGATTATCGCCTTGCGGGTCCCTTCAGGCATTTCCTTTGCCCCGTGATCCGCGAAGGTTGTCTTTTTGCCGTTTGGGGCGGTGACTTTGAAGTGGCTTCCTTTGCCTGCTTCGAACGTGACCCCTTTGGCCTTCAACCATCGTCTGAACTCGCTGAACTTCATCACCTCGCCTCGTTGTTTGGATGAGTCCAGTATACATCACCTTTGTGGTAATACAACAAATATGTGGTATTGCCGTTCATGCCCGGTACGGAGTGGAGCGCATGGAGTTACTTCACCGCCTGCTCGACAAACTCGACTGGCTTGTCGCAGGGCTGATTGGCGCGATCGTCGCCAGTTGGTGGCACAAGGATGACCTCAAGGACCTATGGTCTTGGGCGATCTTCCTCGTCACCGGGATTGCCTGCGCTTTCTACCTGACCGGCATCGTGTGCGACCGCTTCAGTGTGGTCGAGCCCAGCGATGTAGCGGGAGTCGGGTTCCTGCTCGGCGCGTTCGGCGGCTCCCTGATGGCAGCCATCAATCGCGCCATCAAAGCCGCTGACCTCTGGGCACTCATTCGCCAGCGGTTCGGGGGAGGCAATCCACCATGAACCTTGAACTGATCAACTCCATCGCCTGCGGCCTGATTGCGCTGTGGGCCACCTGGTGCGTGCTGAGCGGAAAAGTCCGTGATGGCATCGTCGGCAAGATCATCTATTCGGCCATCGCCATCAGTGGCTTTGTTGTGATGACGCGCAACCAAACACTTTTCTTCGGCCCGACCAATGCCGGGCTGACGCTTCACGCATCTCTATGTCTGGCTGGAGTACGCCATATGTTCATGGTCACGTATTGGCCTGCGGTGAAGAAGTGGATCTGCTCGAAGCTGAACTGCGATCACTGCCTCCGCGATTCGCGCTTCGGTGCACAGCCTGGGCAGGTTGATCGTCGCCGCCGGCCGCGCTGATCCGTTAGCATGCTGGGAGTAGAGCAATGCGGTAGTTGCAAGGAGGATGACGAGTAAGGCTGAGTTGAATGGGACTTTCATTGTCGAATCCTATTGAGTGGAGGTCGACTACCCATTCTTCACACATTGAGCCTCCGAACAACTCAACCCACGCACTTTACTGTCAGCCACCCGCGCCACGAATTCAGATGCGTCCTTTTCGTGGCGGGAACGCCTCATGATGCTATCGTTATGCCACACTTGTGCTGGGGAATGGCGCATCATGGCGACAGGCATTTTGTTGAGAAACTGTGTGGATGTTCGTCTTGATAACATCTCGATGACTGGGATGGATAACGCGTTCGAAATTTACGATTCGGACGATATCAAAATGAACGATATAGATCTGCGCGCGACTCGCACCGCCGTTAAAGGCGAGAGGGTAAGAAGACTGACGGCAAGCTCTGTGACCCATAGCGAGGACGGGTGGTTGCCACGAGTTACGCCTCTTGCGATAGCTGTCCGGAGGATTTCCCATGGCCATGTTTGATCTCAAGGATTCGGAAGACATTAAGCTTTCCGAGTGCCATACAGACTCGCCAACGTTGATAAAGGGCGAGGGCCTGAAAAGGCTAGAAGTAGAGAGCTCCTCAGCGTTTACAGAAATTCAGCAGCCAAAGCCCAAGGTCATTACTTTCCTGCTAGATCATCTTTTCGCCGCGTGTCTAAGCTTGGCTGTGACTGTGGCCGGTGGATATATGATCTTCGAATTCGGCTGGACTGGTTAACTCTCTCTCATAGGTGAGGCGCAAGTGAATCGACCAGCGCCTCCGGCATCAATGCTAGAGCTGTCCGCCTTGAGTATGCTTGGCATCCGCCTCACTCCTGCGCCCGAGGTGAGGGAATGGATACACGCCGAGATCCTTGCCCACACGGGCAGCCTCCACAACGAAGATCACGCCCACCTGATAGATGCTGACATCGCGGTCATGTGGGCATCAGCCAGCTTCGAGAAGCAAGGCCGCCGTGTGCTAGGTCAGGCCGAGCAGGTCGCTTTCCGCGCAGGTGGTTGGCAGAAGGCTCGGATGGAACAGCAGATGTTCGATTGGTTCGGCGGTGTGCCGACCTTCATCATCACCCTCGCCGCCGACTACTGCTCGATCTGCAGCGACGTTGAGTTCTGCGCACTCATTGAGCACGAGCTGTATCACCTGGCCCAAGCGACTGACAAATACGGCCAGCCTGCCTTCACCCAGGACGGCGCGCCCAAGCTGAAGCTTCAAGGCCACGACGTGGAAGAGTTCGTCGGTGTGGTCCGCCGCTATGGTGCAAGTCCCGAGGTTCAGACCATGGTCGACGCTGCAAACAAACCCGCTGAGGTGGGAAAACTGAATATTTCGAGGGCCTGCGGAACCTGTCTGCTCAAGTCCGCCTGACTTTGACAGCACATTGACGGATGTTCCTCTATGGCCGCACTCAGAGACGAGGTGAAAGCCTTTGTAGTACAGGCGCTCGCTTGCTTCGACACGCCGTCTCAAGTCGCAGCATCGGTCAAAGCCGAATTCGGCCTTGATGTATCTCGCCAGCAGTGTGAGGCGTATGACCCAACGAAGTACGTCGGCCGCAATCTGCATGTGAAATGGAAGACGTTGTTCGAAGACACTCGCAGACGGTTTCGAGAGGAGACGGCTGAGGTCCCAATTGCTAATCGCGCATTTCGTCTTCGCGCACTTGCTCGGATTGCCGACAAGGCCGAGACGATGCGCAACCTACCGTTGGCAGCGCAGATCATCGAGCAAGCTGCCAAGGAGAGCGGCGATGTTTACATCAACCGACGCATCGATCCGGACAAGTCGCTGGATGAAGAGATCAAGCGGCTTGAAATCGAGAAACGGAAAGCCGAACTGAAACTGATCGAGAAGGGCGGCGGTAATTCAAACGCCCAGTTACTGGCTGATCTGATAGCGAGGCTGCCGTCATGATCGCTACCACAGGTAACTTGTTGTTTGATCGCCAGCTATCTCGCTGGTACGCGCTGAAAGACCATCCTGTTCAATTAGCACTTGTCGCTGCGGTCGGCAATGGCATCCGCTTCCCACTGGTGCCTGCTGGGCGTCGGAGTGGCAAGACTGAGCGGTTCAAGCGCTTCCTGGTGAAGCAGGCCAGCGCTTACACCGGCATGTACTTCGCCGCCGCGCCAACGCATGCCCAGGCCAAGAAGATCTTCTGGGACGACCTGAAGGCGTTCACGCTTTCGTGCATGCACAGCCGGCGGCCATCTGAGTCAGACCTGATCATCTACCTGGACAATGGTAGCGAGGTTCACGTCATCGGTCTGGACAAGCCGCAACGCATCGAGGGCATCCCATGGACCGGCGGCGGCATCGACGAGTTTGCCGACATCAAGTCGGATGCGTGGGAGGCGAACATTCTCCCTGCACTGAACACCGTCAACCCGACCATGCCGGACTATCGCGCCTGGTGCTGGCTGCTCGGTGTGCCTGATGGTCTGAACCACTATCACGACCTGTGTATGCAGGCAGAGACTGGACAGGACCCGAACTTCCGGGTGTTCCACTGGAAGTCCGCAGAGATCCTGCCGCCCGATGTGATGGACGCCATGAAGCGCGCCATGTCGGCCAAACAGTTCAAGCAAGAGTTTGAAGCGTCGTTTGAGACGGCAACGGGCCGGATCTATGAGGACTACAGCAAAGCCAACGCCACAACCGCCACCATCGAGCCGCATGAGCAGCTCATGTGGATGCACGACCAGAACTTCACGCCCCTGTCGTCCGCCATTGGTGTGCGCCGCAACAGTGGAAAGGACCTGTATCTGCTCGATGAGATAGTCCTGACCAGTGCTATCTCGCGTCAGTCGGCCGTCGAGTTCGTGGAGAAGTTCAAGGATCACCAGAACAAGCACGTCATCATCTACGGTGACCCGGCAGGCAAGGCAGGCGAGAAGCACGGCCACGCATCGGACTACACCGACATCGAAGGCGTCCTGAAGGCGAACGGCTGGCAGTACACCCGAAAGGTGAAGCCAGCCCACCCGGCCATCAAGGACCGGCAGAACGCTGTTCGGGCCAAGATCCTGACGGCGTCCGGCGACATCAGCCTATTCGTGAACCCCGTCACCGCACCTTGGTGCCACAAAGGCCTGAGCACGGTTCAGCTACAAGCGGGATCGAGCTTTCAGGAAGATCAGAAAAACGACTACCAGCACATCACGACGGCGATCGGCTACTGCATCGACGTCGAATGGCCATGCATCAAGCGCACGGCCTCTACCGAGACCCTGAGAATCTGATATGTCCGATGACCCAAGCAAAACACTCAAAGCCGTGGACGACATGCGCGAAGAGTGGGACATCGTCGAGCCGCTCATGAGGGGGACCAGCGCGATGCGCAGGGCAGGCGAGGCGCTGCTGCCAAAATGGCCAAAAGAAGAGGATCGTGATTACAGGGTGCGACTGAAACAGTCGACCCTGTTGCCTGCCTACAGTGAAACCGTAAAGAACAACACCGGGCGCGTGTTCGCCGAGCCAATTGTTCTTGGTGATGACGTTCCTGATGCGCTAAGGCCCTACACCGAGAATTTCGACCAGCAGGGCAATAACTTGCAGGTCTGGGCTCAGACCTTCTTCAGCACTGCTTTGGCGTATGGTTTGTGCCACGTGCTGATCGACTACCCCAAGACAGTGGGTGCGGACGGAGCGCGAACAGTGCGCACCAAGGCGCAAGAGATCGCCGCCGGGGTTCGCCCTTACGCCATCATGGTCCGGCCTCAGCAAGTACTGGGGTGGCGCTCCACCACGAACAATGGTCAGCATGTCTTGACCCAGTTCCGCTACATGGAGATGGTCGAGGAGGATGAGGGCGAGTTTGGCACCAAGCTGATTGAGCAGATCCGCGTGCTGGTGCCTGGTGCTTGGGCAACCTACCGCAAAGCCAAGAACGGGGACAAGGAAAGCTGGGAGCAGAACGACAAGGGCACGAACTCCCAACTCGTCATCCCGCTGGCCACGTACTACACCAACCGTACCGGCTACATGAAAGCTTCACCACCGCTGCTTGAGTTGGCCCACCTCAACGTCAAGCATTGGCAGTCACAAAGCGATCAGGACAACATCCTGCACGTGGCGCGGGTTCCGATGCTTGCAATCTCTGGGATTGATGACGAAACCTGGGAGCTGAAAGTCGGCACCGCCTCTGCCACGAAGCTGCCAACCGGCGGTGAGATGAAGTGGGTGGAGCACACGGGCCAGGCGATCGGCGCCGGGCGCACGTCGCTGATCGACCTTGAAGACCAGATGCGTCAGGCTGGCGCCAAGCTGCTGGAGAAGGACAAGCAGGCGACCAAGACAGCGACTCAGGCCGAGGAAGAGGCTGCTCAGGAGATGAGCCCGCTTCAAACCATGGCCGAGCAACTCGAGGACGCAATCGACCAAGCGTTGCAGTTCTGCGCTGACTACATCGGCCAGCCTCAGGGCGGCCATGTGCAGGTTAACGGAAACTTCGATGTCGACTTCGCGCCGGAAACCACATTGCCTTTACTGTTGAACATGGCAGCTCAGGGCCGGCTGTCTGACCAGACACTGTTCGCTGAGTACCAGCGCCGCGGCGTTGTCTCGACCGACCTGATCTGGGACGAGGAAAAGCAAAAGATTGCCGACCAAGGACCAGCACTCGGAGCGCTGTAAATGCCGACCGTCAATGAACTGCTTGCCGATGAGAGCGTGGCGCACGCCGTCTCTCTGGAGAAGTACAAGGTCGGCGTGGTCCGGCGCATCATCGCGCTGCTGAACCGGTCCGATTCGCAATTGGTGGAGGAACTGGGGAGGGCGCTTGAGCGATTGCCCGCTGAATCATTCACTGTCGAGCGTCTTGAAGCCCTGCTGGATCAGGTCAAGCAGGTAAACTCTGCTGCCTACACTCAGGTGGCTCAAGCTCTTGAGGCTGATCTGACGGAGCTTTCGGGATATGAAGTGTCGTGGCAGCAAAAGCTGTTACATGTGACGATTCCCGAGCCGATTCTGATTCATTTCCCGCTGGTACGGCTCAGTGCCCATCAGGTATATGCCGCGGCGATGGCCCGCCCGTTCCAGGGCCGGCTGCTTCGCGATTGGTCATCGACCATTGAGGTGGATCGGATGGTGAAGGTCCGGAACGCGGTAAGAACTGGCTACCTCGAAGGCAAAACCACTGACCAGATCATCCGCAGCGTTCGTGGAACCCGTGCCGCCGGATATGCTGATGGCTTCCTTGAGCGTCCGCGTCAGGACTTGGCCACGATTATCCGGTCAGCTGTCAGCCACACGGCAGCGGTTGCCCGCGAGAATCTGTATCAGGCCAACTCCGATGTGATCGCTGCGGAAGACTGGACCAGCACACTGGACACCAAGACCAGCCAGCCATGCCGGATACGCGACAAGCTTCCCTATGAAGTTGGCACCCACAAGCCGATCGGCCATAAGGTGCCGTGGCTTCAAGGGCCTGGCCGACTTCACTTCAACTGCCGCTCCACATCCTCGCCGCGAACGAAATCGTGGCGCGAATTGGGCATCCCGATTGACGAGATGACCGACAAGCAGCGAGCGAGCATGGACGGCGCCGTCCCAGCAGATACGAATTACAGCCAGTGGCTGAAACATCAGCCAGCAGCACGCCAGATCGAAGTGCTTGGCGCGGCGCGCTATCAGATGCTCAAGGAAGGAAAAAGCTTGGAGAGCTTCTACAGCCCTACAGGCGAATGGCTGACCATCGAACAACTGAAGGAGCAGGACGCGAAGACATTCGCTAAGATGGCCGCATGACCGACAAACCGCGCTTCCACGTCATTCACGGCACACCCGCCCCGGACACACCGGTCGAGCAGGTGCGCAAGCGCGTGCGTGCGATGGCAAAGCCGCCCGCGATGATCCAGTGCCATCGGTGCGGGGGTCGCGAAGTCATTGAAACCAAGACCGGCGTCATGCTGAAGAGTGGCAAGCCCACCGGCGGCACGAAGCAGTTGCTATGTGTAGGGTGCTTGATGAATGGTCAAAGGGTAGTGGTCTTATAGCTACTGAGCTATGATCAGGCTGTTGCTGATGCAACTACATCACGATCAACTCAGCCTGTGCGCAGGTCGGAGCTAAGAATGAAACCCGAATTCAAGATCAAAGAAGTTACGCGATACATCATCACACGCCATGACGCCAGCGGAACCCAGGCCATGGTCCAGGTTGATAACAGGCAAAACGCTGAAGAGTTGTTGGCAGCCATGCGTGAACAAGCAGATCGCATGGAAGAGCACGGAGAGATGAGCGTGCGCGAGCTCCCGATTCCGAATCAGGCGAAAGTGTGCCTCTTAGCCGAAAGCATATTGACAGTGAATCAACTCAAGGCCTATAGCTTCAACGAGATTCGCGGGCTCGCTAACATGAGCATGTCGATGGCGACGCAGATTGAAGATTCCGTTTCTGTTCACGGCGGACTTCGTAAAGAGTAAGACAGATCGATATACAGAGAGCCCTGGCATCCGCCGGGGCTTTTTTATGCCTGCGATTCGGATGAATCAGGGCGAACCGCGGCGGATGCCGCTCATAACTGGGCGGACGCCCGGAGATCTCATGAAACTCAAACTCGACGATCAAGGCCACGTAGTTGTTCAAGATGGCCGCCCAGTGTATGTGCACGACGACGGCAAAGAACTCCCGTTCGATGCGATCGCAACCGTGAACACAATCACCCGCCTGAACGGTGAGGCCAAGTCTCATCGCGAGCGCGCGGAGACTGCCGAGGGCAAACTCAAGCTCTTCGATGGCATTGAGGATGGTGAGAAGGCGCGTGCAGCGCTGGCCACTGTCGCTAACCTCGATGCCGGGCAGCTGGTCCAGGCTGGCAAGGTCGAAGAAATCAAAGCCGCAGCTATCGCAGCGACTGAAGAGAAGTTCAAGGCGCAAGTCACCACCTTGGCCGAGCAGGTCAAGACAGTGACCGCCGAGCGCGACACGACCACGAGCATCCTGTACCAGGAAAAGATCGGTGGATCGTTCGGACGCTCGAAGTTCGTCGCCGACAAAATCGCCGTTCCCTCCGACATGCTGCAGAACACCTTCGGCAAGGCCTTCAAGGTCGAAGACGGCAAAGTCGTCGCGTATGGCGAGGATGGAAACAAGATCTACAGCCGCGCACGTCCAGGCGAGCTGGCTGACTTCGATGAGGCTCTCGAAACCCTCGTCGAGCGTTATCCCTACAAGGACCACATCCTGAAAAGCTCTGGCGGCAATGGCGGGGGTGCTCCGAACAATGGCGGCAAGCCAAACACGGGCGGCAAGAGCTACAGCCGTCAACAGTTCACCGCCATGAGCCCGGCTGAACAAGCCGCCATCGGCAAGCAGGTCAGCACCGGCGAAGTCACCATCACCGACTGACCTACGCGAATCTTCCGAAACCCGGATGGGGATCGGAGCACGGGCCGGATAGCCCACCAAAACCTTTCCCTATCCAAAGAAGGATTTCATCGTGTCAAACACCCTGACTGGCCTGATTGGCCCGCTGTACGAAGCGCTCGACATCGTGTCGCGCGAACTAGTCGGCTTCACCAAAATCGCCACCCTCGACTCCACCGCCGAAACTGCGGCAGTGGGTCAGGAGGTTCGCTCCCCGGTCGTGCAGCCTGTTGGTCTGCAGGACATCACCCCCGGCCAGACTGCGCCGAATGCTGGCGACCACGTCATCAGCAACATTCCGGTCGTCATCACCAACAGCAAGTCATATCCGATTCGCTGGAACGGCGAAGAGCAGAAAGGTCTAAACGGACCGGCGGGCGCAGGCACCAGCACCATCATGCGCGACCAGTTCGTCCAGGCCTTTCGCACGCTGGGCAATGCCGTCGACGCGGACTTGGCAAACGCAGCGGTGCGCGGTGCGTCCCGTGCCACTGGCACCCCGGGCACCACGCCTTTCGGTACTGCGGGTGATCTGAGCGACTTCGCTCTGGCCCGCCAAATCCTGGAAGACAACGGTGCGCCTACCACCAACTTGGCGATGGTCCTGAACTCTGCGGCCGCTGCGAACGTCCGCGGCAAACAGTCGGTCCTGTTCAAGGCAAACGAAGCGGGCACCGATGAGCTGCTCCGTCAGGGCATCATCGGACGCGTTGAAGGTTTTGACGTTGGTCAGTCGGCACAGCTCAAGCCCATCACCAAAGGCACTGGTGCTGGCTGGCTGGTAAATAGCACCGGCTTGGTCATCGGATCCGTGTCGATTCCCGTCGACACCGGTACCGGCACCATCTTGGCCGGCGACGCCATCACCTTTGCAGGCGATCCGAACGTTTACATGGTGACCGGTGCACTCTCGGGCGGCATTGTCACCATCGGTGGCCCAGGCTTGCTGACTCCCATCGCTGATAACACCCCGATCACGGTCGGCAACAGCTACCGCCCAAGCGTGGCATTCGCGCGCTCGGCGCTGGTGCTGGCTGCCCGTCAGCCTGCTATGCCAGTCGGCCTGGACGGTAAAGCCATCGACGCTGCCGACGACGTGATGACTGTCACCGACCCGGTGTCGGGCCTGAACTTCCAACTGGTTCAGTACCGTCAGTATCGCCAGATCTACTGGGAGATCGCGCTGGCTTGGGGTGTGAAAGCCGTCAAGCCAGATCACATCGCGGTTCTGCGCGGTTAACTTTGCCGCAATCGAGTGTGCAGCGGGTTCACTCGCTGCCACCTGTTACACCATTCGAGGAAATGAAAATGACCAAGAAGACTACTGAACAGAAAGCCGCTGACGCTCAGCAGGTTGCTGACGACCTGCAAGCGAAGGCCGACGCTACCACCGTGTCACCTGAGCAGGCCAAGGCGGATGACGCAGGGCAAAAGGCCGATGACCTCCTGGCTCAGGCCCAAGAAGAAAAGGGCATCGACGAGCGCACTGCAGATGAAACATTGGCCGGTGAGGTGAGCGTCATCGATCCGAAGTTGCCTGCGGGTGATCACGATGCGCAGGTATTCGGCAATGTGCCTCAGAATCCAGCCCCTGCGCCGGGCCTCGACCCTGTGGTCGAAACCGTTCGGATGGTCAACGACAAGCCAGACGGAAGCCAGGCCTTCGCCGATGTGCACCCGGAAATGACCGGCGACTATGCCCGGGCGGGCTGGCGCCTGGCAGAGTAAAACAAGCCCGCGTCGTGCATAGCGGCGCGGCCCTCAAATAAATAGGGGAGGCCTGCTGTGTCCTTGATCATAGAAACGGGCATCGGCCGGGCTGACGCCGAAAGCTTCGCATCAGCAGCTGAGCTTGCAGACTACGCCACCAAGTTCGGCAAGGTCGTCCCCGCTGACGAGCCGGGCCAAGAGGCGCTGCTTCGGCGCGCCGCGCTGCAGATGAATTCGCTTCAGTGGAGAGGCTGCGCAATCAACCGTGATCAGGCACTGGCCTGGCCGAGATTCGGCGTTTGCCGCAATGGCTTTGATCTGCCGTCCGATGCAATTCCCGCGCAGGTGAAAGCCGGGCAGATGGCCCTGGCCGCAGAGATTCATGCTGACGATCTGATGGACCCCGATACGAAGGTCGGCCCAATCGTTTCAGAAACTGTTGGCCCTCTAAGCACGACCTATGCAGCGGCAAAAGCATCTGCCAGCAGGCCTGCCGCCATTCGCCAATCGTATGCGCAGTTTGTAGGGCTAGTGATCTCGTCGGGGCAGATCAGGCTAAGTCGAAGTTAAAGGCCTAAATCTGCGGAGAGGTGATCCCCAGAAACGTCAGTGCCATTGATCAAAGAGTCCTCAAGCCGCTCTATCGCTCCAAACGCCTGGGAGTCCACGCGCTGACCAAGCGGTAGATGCGTGTTGTTGAAGTGGTCGGAAAATGATGCATTGCGAGTGTCGCTCAGAGCCTCTTTGATCGTTTCTCGAAGCGAGCTGATCTCCTTGAACATGACGCCCGAGGAAATCATCTGCGCGGTTTGCAGCGCGTAGCGCCGGGCGATGATGGCTTTAACTTTTGAGGCGAGGTCGTTCATAAATAACTCATACATTACAAATGGATAAGCGTGCTTTATGCCTGATATCTACGACCGTGCCAAGGCAACAGCTAAACGCCTGCTCGCGCCACGCTCATCTGGTGGTAAGGGCCTGGAGCTAACGCTGACGCGCAATACAGCGGGTGAATATGACCCAAACACTGGCGGCAGCACGACATCCGTCCAGAACTTCGACGGCTCAGGCTTCCGCGAAAACTACAAGCAGTCGGACATCGACGGCACCCGGATCAAGCAGGGCGACTTCAAAATCCTGATTTCACCGGTGTTGCTCAACGGGTCAGACATGCCCAAACCCGAGAGCCAGGACAGCATCCTGTTCGATGGCGACATCTACACCATCCAGAGCGTCGACCCTTGGGATTACGCAGGGCTGGCGGTCGGCTACAGCGTGCAGGCCCGAAAATGAGTTTCAGCCTTGACCTCAAAGCATTCGTGGAGAAGGCCAAGGCCAACGCCGAGATCGTTGTGAAGAAGGTGTCGCTGGATCTGGTTTACTCGGTCATTGACCGATCACCGGTCGGCAACCCGGAGTTGTGGGCGGCAAACCTTGCCTACCGCGAGAAGAACACTCGCGAGGCCGATGACTACGACTTCAAGGTCGCGGCACGCAATACGGTCATCAATCTGACCGAATCCAATTTCACCAAGTCCGGGAAGCTCAAGAAGGGCATCAAGTATGCCAAGCCGCTGACTAAGGCAGAGCGAGTTCAAAACTTCAACGTCAACGGGCTGGTTTCCGGCAAGGGATACGTCGGCGGCCGGTTCCGTGGCAACTGGCAGCTGAGCTTCGATTCTCCCGCGACCGGGCAGCTCGAACTGATCGATCCGCCAGGTACCGAAGCGAAGGGCGATGCTTCTGCCCTGATTCAAACGTTCAGCAGCGAAGTAGGCACGATCTGGCTTATGAACAACTTGCCGTACGGCCCGCGACTTGAATACGAATCCTGGTCGAAACAGGCGCCGGCCGGGATGGTTCGCGTCTCAGTCACTGAATTCCAAACCTACATCAACAACGCCGTCTCGGGACTTGAGAAATGAGCGACAGGCTGATTCGCGCGGCGTTTGAAAGCCGCCTCAACACTTGGGCGAATGCCCGAACGCCGAAGCTGCCGATCGCATTCGAGGATGTGGCGTTCACGCCGCCAGCGGATGGCGGCACGTACCTGCAGGCGTATCTACTGCCAGTCAACGTCGACAGTACCGACCTTGAAGGCGCACACCAGCTGTTCCAGGGCGTGTTCCAGATCAGCGTAGTGACCAAGGCCGGTGGCGGCCGGGGCGCGGCGTCGGGAATCGCCGACGAGATCCGCGCGCTGTTTCCGATCAATCTCGGGCTCACCCAAGGCGGCCTGACGGTATTTGTCATGACGCCGCTCTCGACAGCGGTGGCCATTCAGGGCGACACCACCACTTCGCTGCCCACATCATTCCGGTACCGGGCCGACACCTTTTAACCCGCCCATTGGGCAAACCCCGAACCCCGCCAAGTGCGGGGTTTTTCATTTCTGTGAAGAGGAAACAACCCCATGGGCTACAAATTGCCGAACGGCGCAACAATTCAACATGCGGCGACCTACGACACCGTCCTGCCGTTTACGGAACTGTCCAACGCATCCGAGGCGGTCGCCAAGGTCACAGGGGCCACTCTCGCAGCTGGTGACATCGTCTTGGTCACGTCGGCATGGTCGCGTCTCAACAGCCGCGTGGTGCGCGTCAAGGCAGCAACCGCTACTGCGATCACCTTGGAGGCGATCGACACGACCGACCTGCAGCTGTTTCCGGCTGGCAGCGGTGCTGGCACCCTTAAGAAGGTGCTCACCTGGGTTGCCGTGCCGCAGGTCGTCGATGTGGCGTATTCCGGTGGCGACCAGAACTACACCGACGTCGTCTTTTTGGAAGATGATCAGGGCCGTCAGATCCCTACTGACAAGGCAGCATCGAGTATGGCGTTGACCATCGCCGACGACCCAGCGCTCCCGCACAACGCAGTGTTGTCGAAGGCCGACGCCAGAAAGCAAATTGAAGCCGCTCGCATGAACCTGCCTGGCAGTGACACCATCTTTTATGGCACCTACACCTCGTTCTCCAAGCAACCAACCATCGCCCGTAACAACGTGATAGCTCGCACGGTGAACCTAGCTCTGCAAGCCGAGCCGACCCGCTATACCACCGCTGCGGCTGGGGCGTAATCCATGGCGAAGTTCAAAATTGCCCAAAGCTCCACGTTCAAAGCGGACGTGGACATCCCTCGCGTGGGGGGCGAAACCATGAAGGTCCCGTTCGTATTTAAGTATCGGGACCGCAAAGAGCTTGCCGCACTTTTCGTTGGCTGGGAGCAATCGGCCAAGGATGATCAGGCGCGCCTGAAGGAGAAGGGCGACGACATCACGCTCGTCGACATCACCGAAGCGCACATCGATCGACAGGTCGAACAGGTGAGCGAGTTGGTCGCGGGTTGGGGATTCGATGACAAGCTCTCACCCGAAAGTATTCGCGCGCTGGTCGAGACATCCGCCGGTGCCGGTGATGCGATTGTCCAAGCCTACCAAAATGCTTTCAAGGTGACCCGGCTGGGAAACTGAAAGAGGTGGCGCAGGCGCTGTACTCGCCTGCGGCACCACCCGAACAGCTCGCACTCTTCGGGCTATCTGCCTTCGACCTCGACGAAGAGGTCGAGGTGTTGCCGGACAACTGGCCCGCATTCCGCGTTATGGAAGCCATGGGCACCCAGTGGCGCACTGGCATGGGTGGCGCCACCGGCCTTGACTATGCCGTTGTGCCCGCCGTCATGTCCCTCGTCAACATCCCCAAGAAGACTAGAAACCAAGTGTTCCATGACCTTCGGGTGATGGAGGCCGAAGCCTTGGCCGTAATGGCTGAAGCCCGAGACACAAGCCCCTAGCGGCATATCAAGGTGAATCAATGGATATCGCATCGCTCGGCATCAGCATCGATACGTCGGACGTTGCGAAGGCATCCACTGACCTCGACAAGCTGGTCGACGTCGGTGAGAAGGTAGAAAAGGCAGCTGATGATGTCACCACCGGCTTCAAGAAGACCGCCGATGCAGCTGACAAACTGGCCGAGGCTGAGGCCCGGGCGGCGCAGGCAACTGCGGATGCAAGGGCTCGCCTGCTGGAAACTGCCCAAACGTCGCTGAAAAACAGCGAGTATTACCAGCGACTAACTACCAGTGTGACCGGCGCCGCCGGCGCGATGGACGTTAATAGGGATTCAACCGCGAGCCTCGTCGCGCTTCAGAAGCGGATGCAGGCTGAGTCTGACGCCCTCGTCGGCACGATGCAGAATAGCGTAAAGGCTGCCAAAGATGCAGCGGCGGCTACCGGGGTGCAAGCCGAAGGCTTGGAAAAGCTGCTGAACAAGCTCAGTCCTGCTCGCGCAGCCATTGCCAGCCACAACAAGGACCTCGAAACACTCGCCAAGGCCTACAACGATGGTGAGATCGATGTTACCAAGTACACGACAGCTGTCGGCGCAATCAACAGCAAGCTGCGGACGCTGAATGGAGAAGGGTCTGCATTTGAAAAGCTGAACCTTGGCACCCGACAAGCCCAGGAAAACGTTAGTCAGCTCGCGAATGCAATCGCTACGGGCGACTTGAACAGCGGTGCTCGCGCTATCGCTCAGATAGGTGCGGGCGCAGGCTCCTCCGCCATACAGCTTGGCAAAATGCTTCTGCCGGCCGCCGCCTTGGTCGCCGTACTTGGTTCTATCGCTTACGCATTTATCGATGCTGAGAGAGAGTCGTCTGCGTTCAACAAGGCGATTTTCGCTGGTGGCAACATTGCCGGGGTCTCATCACAACAGCTCCAGCAGATCGCCAAGGAAGCTGGAGACGTCACGCACAACTTCGCCGGCGCGAAGGATGCAGCGCTTGCTCTGGCCAGCAGCGGGAAGGTGACCCAGAGCCAACTGTTGAGCCTGACAGCAGCCGCATCGGCAATCTCAACGCTGACCGGCAAGGGCGCTAACGAAGTAGCGACCTCTCTCGCTGGTCTTGGCTCTTCTGCATCTGAAGCGGCTGCGAAAATCAGCGAGCAGTACGGTTTGATCACATCAGACCAGTACCTAGCGATCAAGGCCGTTGAGGATAACGGCGACGCTCAGAAGGCCCTGGACGCCCTCAGTGAGGATCTAAACCAGAATGCTCAGGAGCGGCTGAAGCAATACCGTGCATCGCTCTCAGACATTGAGCTCGGCTGGGATGACATCAAGAACAGCATAACGAATGCCTATGCTGCGGTAAGGTCGGAGGTTTTTCCCGATCTCGGTAAGCAGATCGAGATCATTCAGCGCGTTCTGGACACCAGAAAAGCGGGAGGAGTGGCGGGTGCGTTGTCGAACGGCCTCAGCACACTCAACAGCGCATTGGGGCTTGGCACCGGTGACGATGACGACTCAACTGCAGCACTTGAGAAGAAGCTGGCAGGTCTGAAGGCGCGCCAAGCATCAAGCCAGGCTCTGGCGGCAACCACAGGTGAGACTGTCAGTGCCAACAAAGATCTGATCGCAGTTCAAAAGGATCTGGATCGGCAGCTCGACAACGTCAGCCCACTTTCGAAGCGTGAAGCCGCAATCAAGAAGCTGAACGCGCAGTTCACTGAGCTTTACGAGAAGTCGGCGAAAACCGGGCAGAAGTCGCCGCTGCTTGATGGGGTCGATTTTGACGGAAAGTCTTTTTCTGGCGGCGCCTACAAAACGCTCCTTGACGGCATCAACACGAACATAAAGGACCCGAAGGGGCCGGCCAATCAGCTGGACCTGACAGGCTTCAACAACGCTCAGAATCAACTGAAGTCGGTCACGGGTTACTACCAGAACATCGAGAAGGAGCTCGAAGCGGCCCAGAAAGCTGGCTTGGTGTCGGCCGAGTCCTATAGTAGCCAGCGCATCGCGATCATTGAGCAGGAAAGGGGCGATGTAACTGTTGCCTACGATGCAGAGATCGCCGCGCTTCAGACGCTCCGGGAAAAGTCGTCGACCACTGCGCAGCAGCGCATTCAGATCGATCAGAAGATCGCTGACGCAAAGGCAGAGTCTGTTAAAGCCCAGGAAGGTTACGACTCTCGCTTGCAGGCGCTCGCCACCGAGGAAGACGGGCGGGTCAAGAAGCAGACGTACAACATCGCTCAGTACGTCCAAGCGCTTGGTCAGCAGCAGAAGGCGTTGGAGCTTGCAGGGCAGCGCGCTGTGTTGGGCGTTGGTCGCGGCGATCGCCAGAACGCGCTCGACAGTCAGCTGAATGCCCAGCAAGACCGGTTTGCTCAACAGGCACTGGATCTGGAAAACCAACGCTCTGACCCTTCTCGCAATATGTCGACTGAAGAGTTCGAGCAGAAATCCAAGGCTCTTGCCGGCGCCAACAAAAAGGCAACCGACCAGATCCGGCAGAACTACGCGGATGTGCAGACCGCCCAGGGCGACTGGACTAACGGAGCAACCTCCGCCTGGGAAAACTACCTCGACAGCGCCAAGGATGTGGCCGGGCAAACCAAAACACTGTTCACCAATGCCTTTTCCAACATGGAAGATGCAGTGGCGAACTTCGCGCTCACCGGCAAGCTGTCGTTTTCGGATTTCACAAAATCGGTCATTTCTGATCTTGCTCGAATTGCCACAAGACAGGCGACTTCCGGGGTGCTCAGTACCCTGTTCGGAATCGGTGCGACGGCTGCAGGCTCATACTCCGGCGGGGCTTCTACTGGCTCTGGCGCAAGTTCCGGCTTCGACTACAGCCTGGGTTCGGCATCCTCTGGACTTTCCTATGGTGGCGGTCGCGCCACTGGCGGCGATGTTGCGCCGAACTCGCTGTATCAGGTCAATGAAGTGGGTCCTGAATTGTTCAATCAGGGCGGTAAGTCCTACCTGATGACCGGAGCGAATGGAGGCAGCGTCACTCCGCTGGGCTCTGGTGCGGCCTCGGTTTCTGCTGGTGCCGGCGGATCTTCGCCGATTGCGGTCTCGATCCAAATCAGCGGCGATGGCACGTCTCAGGTAAGCAGCAATACCTCCGGCATGGAGCAGTTCGGCGCCGAGATTGGGCGATTTGTCGAGGCTCGCTACAAGCAACTGGAAGCGAAGTCGCTTGGCCCGCAAGGGAATATCCGTAAAGCCATCAATGGGAGGGCGTAATGGCTGACACATTCACCTGGCGCCCTGACAAGTCTGCACCTGGTACGTTTCAAGAGCGCGTGCGCTCCGCACAGTTTGGTAACGGGTACAAGCAGCGCGCGGCGGACGGGATCAATAACGAAACCCAGTCATGGAACTTGACGTTCACCGGCGAGAAGGCGCGGATCGCAGCGATTCTGGCGTTTCTTCGCGCCCAGAAGGGATACAAGGCCTTCATTTGGGCTACGCCATTCGACGGCCCCCTCTACTTCACTTGTGACACCTTTGCCCCCACGGATCTGGGCGGCAGGGCGTGGTCGCTGACTGCCACGTTCGAACAGACTTACCAGGTGACCTGATGGCCGAGAGCATTTACGAAGACGTTCAGAAGCTTGAGGCAGGGCAGTACGTTGAACTGTTTGAGCTGGACCTGAGCGCGATTGCCGGCGACATCTACTACTTCCACGGTTACACGAAACTTGGTGGCATCACTTGGCAGGGCGTCGAGTATTCGCCTTGGCCGATCAAGGTTGACGGCATGGGGATGACCGGGGAAGGGCAACAGAGCAACCCGACACTGGCCGTAGGCAACGTCACCGGATTCATCACAGCTCTATGTGCGACTTATCAGGATCTGGTCGACGCGAAGGTTGTTCGCCATCGGACGCTGGGGCGCTACCTCGATGCCATCAACTTCCCGGGCGGAAACCCTGAGGCGAATCCGGACGAGCATTTCACGGATGACGTCTACACCATCGATCAGAAGCAATCGGCGAACGCGTCGAACGCCACGTTCGTTCTCAAGTCTCCGCTGATTGCGACCGATCGCAAGCTGCCCGGCCGCCAGATCGTTGCCAACTGCTGTCAGTGGTTGGTGATCGGCGGATACCGAGGGGCCTACTGCGGCTACACCGGTTCGGCCTATTTCACCGACAAGGATGTTCCGACCGACGATCCTGCCAAAGACATGTGCTCCGGCACTCTCCTTGGCTGCAAGTTGCGCTTTGGCGCGAACAACCCGCTCCGCTACGGCTCATACCCGAGCGCAGGGTACTGAGGTGTTGAATGAGGCTTTCCAAGAACACCGTCAAAGCGATCTATGACCACGCCAGGGCTTGGTTTCCCCAAGAGTCCTGCGGATTGATCATTCGGTCCGGTCGTGCGAACAAATACGTGCCGGTCTCAAACTCCGCCGAGAAGCCGGAAGATGATTTCAAGATCAGCGCTGAATCATGGGCGCTTGCCGAAGACCAGGGCGAGATCATCGCCATCGTCCACAGCCATCCCGGACAGTCAGCGCGGCTGAGTCACGCAGATCGGGTCTCGATGGAGGGAACTGGACTGCCTTGGCTGATCGTTGAAGTGCGTGAGGGTGAGCCGGTCAGCCATCTGATACATGAGCCGAACGGCTATCAGGCGCCGCTGATAGGGCGCCCTTTCAGGCATGGGGTTCTCGACTGCTATTCACTGGTGCGCGATTACTACCAGCGCGAGATGGGCATCACCCTACCGGAATACGACCGCGAAGATGGATGGTGGAACGAAGGGAAGGACCTTTACACCGACAATTTCGAGGGAGCCGGCTTCGTCAAAATTGGACAGGCAGATCTCAAACAGGGCGATCTGATTCTGATGCAGGTGCGGTCACCGGTCCCGAATCATGCAGGCATCTACCTTGCGGATGGCATGCTCAAGACCGAGCCGGATCATCATCCGGTGCCGGGTTCGATACTGCATCACCTGTACGGCCGTGACTCGAAACGTGATGTGTACGGCGGGTATTGGACCGAAGCAACACGCCTGATCCTCAGGCATAAAGACGCACAACAGTGAGCGGCGGTGCCGCAGGAGACGAACATGCAGCAAGGCTACGTACTGACGATGCAGAACCTGTTCGCGACCGAGAATGGGGTTAATGTGGGATGCAAGGCCGAAGTCGCGATCCTTGATGGTGACGTTGAAATCGATCGACTAAAGCTGACCGGTAAAGTCGGGCCGGGTGAGAGCGTCTATCGCCGGAAGTACGAGGGCAGGGCTGGGTTGAGAGCCGAGCTTTTGACTGGGGTTGGTCAGATCACCTTTACGGCAACCTGACCTCGCACGTTAGGCCTGTGGTTCGTCTTCGATAATGAATTCGTCCGTACCTGGCAAATGGAAAATGTAGGCGGCCTTGTAACCCTCTCCCATGGTTCGCGCTCTTGCCTCAGCCTCAGGCTTGGTCCGGAACGCACCAACCATGATGTTGGGTTGATCACGGACTACGCCCCAGGTGTAGATCCAGTCCTTTTTACTTTGTGAATATTCGTCATTGCTCACATCGACCTCCGAGGTCACATTGCCCCGGTCCATGGGCTTACAGGCAACGGACCGAGGCGGTTCATTGGAGGCGCAACGCTACTACGCTTAGACTGAATGCGGCTACTGGCGATCTGTACAGGCATGCTGGCTAATACGGACTATGCTCTGGACAGCCGGCGAATTGGGGATCAGCCATGGACGAAGCGACAAGCCAGATTTTACCCATCTTGCAGACATTGCTTCCTGGCTTTGTTACCACCATCATATTTTATTGGCTGTCGGACGTTGTTAAACCGGGTCAGTTTGAGCGGGTTGTTCAGGCACTGATCTGCAGTGCGGCGATTCAATCGATAGTGCTAGGCCTTAAGAACCTGTGCTTCTGGGTCGGCAATTGGTTCCCCATCGCTGATTGGTACGATTCGCTGGATACTGGATGGGCGGTTTTATTTGCCGTCACGCTCGGTGTTGCGCTGGCATATTGGGCGAAACATGACACGCTCTACAGGTGGGCTCGGCGCTTGGAGTTAACGGACAGGAGCTCTACACCTGTTCCGGAGTGGAACCTCTTCGTGAAGAGCTTTAAAGGCGATCGTCAGTTGAGAATTGTCCTCAACTTGCTTGATGGACGGCGGCTGCAAGGGTATCCTCGGGTCTTGCCTGCCAATCCTTCAGGGTATTATCTGATGGAGATGCCTGTTTGGGTAGGGACGGAAAAAAAGCTCCCCAGCGCGAAGATAGATTTTATACTGATCTCCAACGTGGACGTGTTGTGGGTTGAAATCCTAGAGCAAGCGGAGGTCACCGATGAATAACGAACGTGGTAGGACGCAGGGGATTTTTGAGAAAGGATCAGAAAAAAACGGTCTGAACATCAATCCGCCACCGGCGAAAAATCGGCCGAAACTGGATTCCGACGAGCCTAGGCACACAGATGACCGGTCTCGTGATCCTGTCCATATCGATTAGCGGTGCACCCCTTCCGTACGCGAACCGCCAAGCCCAGCCCCGCGCTGGGCTTTTTGCATCCGGCGTCAGCTAGCGACGGAAGCGCCAGAGCTTCGATTTCTGTCGATAGTCAATCAGCCTATTTGCGCGGGTGGATCTGTAAAGCCACATAATCTCGAAAACATACGCCGGGAAAGCTGAGATAAAAACGGTGGTTGCGTCTGTAGAGAGCAACTGTCCTGAGACCACCATCTGCTCCTTCAGGCCCAACGCCATTAGCCAGAATCCCGCGCTCAACCCGAAAAGAATGAGAGCGGTACTGCCTCGGCTAACTTCTCTGGCAATCCACGCGTCGTTGAAACGGAAATGGCGGATCTGACGTAGATCTTTCAGCTTGAGTTTCCTGAGATAGGCGACTGGGCTATTCCGCTTGCGCGAGCCGGAGCGGATGGCTGCCGGCAGCCCAGCAGTGAAGTCCCGGAGCTTTCTGGGACCTCTCGTTAGAGCGGCCAAGCAAATGGCCCCCCAGATATTCGCGGCACCATTTTCCCAAAGCCAGGCGAGGAGCGTCGTGATGCTATTCGTATCAATGGTCATGCGGCGGACTTCAATGTTGTGTGAAAAAAAACGGGGCGGATGAGTTTTTGGGTTGCGTCAGACTGGATTGAGAATCGCAAGCAGCATCTCGTCGTGCTCCGTGCGAGTTGCTTTGTAGAATATGCACCGATCAAGCAGGATCCTTTTCATGCTACGGGCCGAGGCGAGGTGTTTTGGGTCAACAGCGATAGTTTCAATCCTCCCGCTATCACGTTCCGTCACCTTTAGGTGGTACCGCTCGATCAGGCCGTCTTCGCATTTGGTGTAGCCGAGGCATTTGAAAGTTAGCGCGCGTTCCATCGCGGCCACTTCCCTCAAGTCGCGATTTGTCATGCATTCTCCGCATCAGCCAAGAGCTGCGATAAGAAGGAAAATTCCACGCAGCAGACTTGGTTGATCTGCTCGCGCACCTGCTGGTGTGTTTGGCTGTCATGCGTTGCGATTGTGAGGTAGTAGTTCTGGCCTTCGTGTTTGGCGAACACAATCCATTCCCCACTCAACGCCTGGCGCTCTGCAAGTCTTTGGCGGTTTCCGCTCACGATATCTTCAACCAAGGCCGGTACGTGATGCGGCTCTATAAATCTCTCTTCTCCAGCATTCTGGGCGTCTTGGATCATCTGTTTGAATAGCGGTATTTCGAACCACGTGAGACCTTTCTGAACATTTTGTGCAAGTGAGGCAAGTCCATCCTGCATGTAGTGCTTGTGCCAAAGTCCTTTGAGAGGAGGATGCCGGTTTTGAATAGGCTTTTTAAACTGCCCAACCTCGCCCCGCTCAAGAAGTTCGATTTCGCGAATAATTCTCGCCGGGTTTTGCCGTCCCGATAGCGCTCCTCCTAGGAGATGAGCTGCTAATAGCAGGCTATAGCGCCCAGGAATCACTCGCTCAATCCCGATGTAATTTATGAACTCTCTTAAATTGACTTCGGGTATTTCTCGGTCTTGGTCTGAGGGCATGTTTGCATCCTTGCGTGTTATGGCAAAGCCCAGGCTGGCTGGGCTCGGCGAGCGGGCTACCGATCACTCCAGTAGACGATCGTGACCTGAACGCGCGCATCTTTCGTTTCGCGGCCATCCAAGATCTTTATTCCGTGACGCGGAGTTGTGACGTTTACCGACACGACGCTTTCTTCGGTGATGCCGAACTCAGAAGCTCTCTCGTTGAACTCGTTGAGAATCTCGTCGACATTCAGGCCTACTGCCTCATGACATCTTAGTTTTCTCATTGGCAATCCTTCTTCAGGGCATGGGGAAGGGATGGTTACTCATTCGGGTATCGCTTGCGGGGCTTGATCGGCTGATCTTATTCCGCTTGTTATTAGCGCCGCGATAGTGGCTTCTGAGGCTGTGGCAAGTCAGGGAGCGCCTGATGCTCAGCCTGTATCTGCCTACTTTTCTCGGCCCAATACATGGCTGAATGATCTGGATGCTTACTTTTAACCTTCCCGCCCATGAGGCTCAGTAGTCCTAAGGCAAAATACGCAATGACACAAAATGCGACGAATCCGGCTACAAACGAAAATACGCCTGATGCTTTGTAGGCAATGAATGTCGCGATAATGCCGACGATGGCTAATGAAATCGCTTGTTCCGCCGGGGATTGCTGCGCGCGCGCCGAGGACGCCTTTCTGCGCTTTGGCGCTTTGTAAAGATGGGATGCTGACAGCCCAGTACCGGGAATGCTGGCTGTGACGCGTGTACCTTTCTTTCCGATGTTTACGGTGGCGCCCCTTCCACCAATGGAAGTACTGACGCCGCTTTTGCTGACATTCAGGCGAATACCTGGCACGATTTTGATGCTCTTCCGGAATCGAATAGCCATTTCAGGTCCCTTGATTTTTGATAGCAGTCGAATGCTAAAGATAGCCCCGGGCCATTATTCAAGGAACTGGTAATTCATACAGGAGTACGGTTATGACTTCAGCGCTGGATGGGTAGACAGGCCGGTGCTACCCTCGGCGCTTTCTCAATGAGGGAGCATCATGCGAATTCTGATTGGGGCACTTGCAGTCGCCCTGCTGGCCGGGTGCTCAACATCGCCGATATCTCCGGAAGCTGCAGACCCAGTACCGGCAAAGAGGCTACATGGTTTCACGCAGCAGAGAGAATCCAAGCTGATCGTCACGCGCGACAGCGGAGCCTTTGGATCAGGGGTGAATTACAGCTTGTACATCGATGGCGCCTTGGCTGCCGAGTTTGCTTCCGCAGAGGTTGCGACATTTGGACTAGCGCCAGGTAGGCATATCCTCGGTATCAAACCGAGCACGATGTTCTCTGGGACCATGCACGAGTCAGAGATAGACGTGAAGGGCGGTGAGACCATCCGACGCCGAATTTCGCTAGATGGGGGAGGATTTTACTTAACCCCAACAGCTTACTAACGCAAACCCGCCGAGGCGGGTTTTTTTACGCCTGGAGAAAATATGTCCGAACGAATCCGCACCATCCGACTTCATGGCGAACTGGGCAAAAAATTTGGGAAAGAGCACTTTTTGGCCGTTAAATCTGCAGCTGAGGCCGTTCGGGCGCTCGGCGTTCTCTTCAAGGGCTTCAACCAATTTCTGGTTGAATCAAAAGCCAGGGGCTTAGCATTCGCCGTGTTCTACGGCAAACGCAATTTAAGCAAGGAGCAGCTAGGAGATCCGCCAAGTCACAATGAAATCCGGATCGCACCGGTAGTGCAAGGCAGCAAAAACGGCGGGGGGCTGCAAACCGTCATCGGGGTTGTGCTGATTGCTGTTGCGAGCTACTTCTCCGGAGGTCTAGCTGGTGGAGGCGCGGCCGGAAGCGGATTATTTGCGGGTAGTGCTGCCTGGGGAGCAGTAGGGGCCGTGGGGATATCATTGGCCTTGGGTGGCGTAGCCCAAATGATTACCGGCACGCAAACCGGAATTGATAGCACCGAGGCGGCTGATAATCGTCCCAGCTACAACTTCTCAGGCATCAAGAACACCATCACCCAAGGCAACCCGGTACCACTGTGCTACGGCGAGATGACCGTGGGTTCCGCCATGATTTCACTGGGCATCGTCGCCGAAGACGAACAGTAAGGGCTTCCCAATGACCGACACCATCGTTCGCGGCTCCAAAGGCAGCGAAAGCAGCCACACGCCTGTAGAAAGCCCGGACAGCCTGATCAACACCAGTTACGCGAACATTTTGGACGCCATCAGCGAGGGCCCGATCGTTGGCCTGGTGAACGGCGCTCGGTCCATTTATCTGGACGAAACACCGATTCAAGGCACCGATGGGTCCATGAACTTCACCGGCGTGACCTGGGAGCAGCGCTTCGGCGAGCACGATCAGGATTACATCACCGGCTTTCCGTCTGTAGAGACCGAACATGCGGTCGGCGTTGAGCTGAAGGCTTCCCAGCCATGGACCCAGAGCCTGAGTAACCTGCAGTTGTCTGGCGTTCGGCTGCGCCTTGGGGCGTCCGCCCTGTATCAGCAGAACAGCGACGGCGATACCACCGGTTTCACGGTGAACTATGTTGTCGAGCTTTCAACGGACGGCTCCGATTACGTGCCGGTCATTACCACCTCATTCACCGGCAAGACCACCACCGGTTATCAGCGATCGCACCGAATCGATCTTCCAGCGGCTGAAGAAGGCTGGTCTATCCGCGTCCGCCGCACCACGCCTAACTACACCGATGCCAAGATCGGCGACACCACGACGGTCGTCAGCTACACCGAAGTCATCGACGCAAAGCTGCAATATCCCTACACCGCTTTGGTTGGTATCAAGATAGATGCGAGCCAGTTCTCGAACATCCCTGAGCGCGCTTTCCGCATCAAGGGCCGCATCATCCAGGTGCCGAGCAACTACACCCCAGAGTCGCGCACCTATTCAGGCACTTGGGACGGCACGTTCAAGCTGTCTTGGACCGACAACCCTGCGTGGATCTACCGCGACATCATCATCAATGACCGTTACGGTCTGGGCCGCTTCATCAGCAGCGACAACGTCGACAAGTGGGAGCTATACCAGATCGCGCAGTACTGCGATGCGATGATCTCGGACGGCAAGGGCGGGCAGGAGCCTCGGTTCACCTGCAATCTGTACCTGCAGTCGCGCGCCGATGCGCTCCAGGTCCTGCAAGATCTGGCCAGCATCTTCCGCGGCATGGCCTATTACGCCGGCAGCGAAGTGGTCGCGTCCGCTGATATGCCAAACGACCCGGTGTACACCTACACCAATGCCAACGTCATCGAAGGCTATTTCAGCCGCCCGGGCTCGTCCGGATCCACTCGTTTCAGCGTTGCGAAAGTCAGCTGGACTGATCGCGACGACTTCGGCGCACAGAAAGTCGAGTATGTGCCGAACACAAAGGCCATCGCTCGCTATGGGATTCGCGAAACTGAAATCACGGCGTTCGGCTGCGTGTCGCAAGGCCAGGCTCAGCGTCTCGGTCATTACACGCTGCTGACCAACCAGCTGGAAACCGGCACCATTCAATTCAGTGTCGGGCTGGATGGCGTGCTCGCGCGACCAGGCCAGATCATTCGTGTTGCAGACCAGCACTACGCGGGCAAGCCCATCGGCGGCCGAGTCAAGGCTTCGACCACGAACAGCGTCACTGTTGACGATGACCTCACCGTCGCCGCCGGCGATACTCTGGTTGTCATCCAGCCGAACGGCACCGCGCAGACTCGCATCATCAAAACCGTTGTCGGCCGCGTGATCACCGTCACCGAAAACTTCAGCGCAGCTCCGGTAACCGAATCGGTCTACGCGATCGAGACCGCAGAGGTCGTGCCTGAAACCTATCGCATCCTGACCATCACCGAGAACTTCGGGGACGACAAGCTTCAATACGACGTGGTCGCGGTTCAGCACAACGCGAGCAAATTTGCCGCCATCGACAGCGGCGCGCAGATTGTCACGCCTCCAACCACCACGCTTCCGGGCGCGGTGCAGGCAATGCCTACCAATATCCAGCTCTCGACCTATGAGGCCGTGAAGCAGGGCCTGACGATCGCAACCATGCGCATTACGTGGGAGCCTGCACGCAGCGCACAGAGCTATCAGGTCTGGTGGAAGAAGGATTCGGGCGATTGGGTCTATGCCGGTATCACTTACACGTCATCGATTGAGGTATCGGGCATTTACTCCGGCACCTATACGGCTCGGGTTTCGGCCGTTGGCGTGAATGGCAACTCGTCCCTGTGGGCGTATTCCGAACCTACTCTGCTGAACGGCAAGGAGGGTCTCCCACCTGCGATCACATCGCTGACCACCGAGAGCCTGATTTTCGGAATCGGTCTGAAATGGACCTTTCCGCCTGACGCGGAAGACACCCAGCGGACAGAGCTTTGGTACAGCCAAGCGCCTGATCTGGCCACTGCCACGAAACTGGCCGATCTTGCCTACCCGCAATCCGACTACACCATGCAGGGCCTGCGCGCGGGTCAGTCGTTCTTCTTCTGGGCGCGCCTCGTCGATCGAACCGGCAACGTCGGGCCGTGGTTCCCGCAAGCTCCAACTGTCGTGAACGGCCAAGCCAGCGCCGATGCCGACGACATCCTCGACTACCTGACCGGCGAGATCACCGAAAGCCAGCTTGGTCAGGAACTGCTTGGGGAAATCGGCAAGATCGGCGGCGATGGTCCTGGCTCGGTGAACGAACGTCTCGACCAGGTGAGAACCGACTTGGGCGACCAGATCACCGACGTCAGCAACACCGTGACCGAGGTGCAGAACGAGCTGCAGGCGCAGATCGATCAGATCGCGGATCTGGCTGACTCGATGCCGTACAAGCCAGACGGCACTTACACGGCCGGGCAGGGCGTGCTCGGCACTGACGGGATCATCTATCAGGCAACCCAGAGCGTACCGATCAACACGCCACCGCCGAACCCTACCTACTGGCTGAACGTTGGCCAGGCTGTGCAGACGGCAAACGGCTTGGCCGCGCGCGTCACCACCGCTGAAACCAAGATCACCAGCATCGAGGGCGTGAACACCGCGCAGGCGAATCAGATCACCGGCCTGCAAACCTCACTGGACGGCAAGGCATCGTCGACCGCAGTTCAGAGCCTGACGACCCGTGTCACCACTGCCGAGAACACTCTCAGCAGCCAGGGTACGGCGATCACCGGCCTGAACAGCAGCCTCACGACCACAAACCAGAACGTCACGGCAGCGCAGAACGCAGCGAACGCGGCTAACACGCTGGCGGGCGGGAAGGGCAAGGTCATCGTTCAGTCGGCGGCACCGGCGGCTGCCGATCAGCTAGCGCAGAACCTGTGGATCGACATCACTGGCAACGCGAATACACCAAAACGCTGGACGGGCAGCGTGTGGGCGGCGGTTACAGACAAGGCCGCGACGGATGCGGCTGCGGCGGCTGCGAGCGCGCTGGCGCAGGTGGCGACCAAGGCTGAGGCAGCAACTGTCCAGGCGTTGAGCAACACGGTTACCCAGCAGGGAACAGACCTGACGGCGGCCGGGAATGCGATCACCAACATCACCGCAAATCTGTCGAGCGTTGGCGGCGAGAACCTTCTGTACAACCCGTCGTTTGAAGTCTTGACCAGTGGCAGCACGAACACACCTGACGGTTGGCTTTTCTCTACTCCTGCTGGTCCGACTTGGACCGCGACACAGGTCACTTCAGGGCTCGATCCTGCTGGCAAGGCGTTGCGCATTGACGCCTCTGGTATGACTACTTCGACCTATGTAGACACCACTCCAGTCGTAACTAAGCGGCCTTCCGTATCCGTCGGGCAGGTTGTCACGCTGTCTGCATATGTGCGAGGCACTGCGGGTCTAGGATTCCAACTTTTCCTGCAACACCGCAATGCTGCCGGAGCAGTCTTGGCGACCGCCTCTCAAAACATCAACCTGCTTTCAGATGGTTGGCAGCGCGTCATCTTGACCAGTGCCGCACTCCCTGCCGACACCGTGGCGACAACGCCGCTGTTACGCCTAAGACCTAACGCAGCTGGCTCGATTGCGGCTGGTTTCGTGGAGATGGACCGCGCGCAGCTGGAGATTTCAGCAATCGCTACAGGCTGGAAAGATAACGGCCAGGTCGACGCTTCGAGCATTACCGCGCAAGCTGCAGCAACAACCGCCCTCACTGCGCGCGTAACGCAGACCGAAACAGGCCTGACGAGCGTAAGCGGTCAGCTCACGCAGCTGACAAACAGCATCGGCGATATGGGCGCAGATAATCTGCTGCCGAACAGTTCTTTCGAGCAACTCGGCACCGATGGCATTCCGTCGTTCTGGCGACTCGGTAGCAGCGCGGGAATGACCCCCACTCTGTCGATGGTGGACTCTCCTCTGCCGTCTAGCGTCAAAGCCGTGCGCCTGACAAGAGCCGGGCTGACAAATGGCTCCTACATTGATATCAACATCAGCGCAGTTCCTGCCGACAGACCGAACGTTGTGGCGGGTTTGAGCTATACGCTGAGCGCATACGTTCGCCTGTCGAGCCCGTCTGCGCGACTGGCTATGTACGTCCAGTGGTTGAACACCGCAGGAACGGTGATATCTACTGCCCAGTTGGCAGAGACAGTGGTGGGGACGACATTCACGAGGTTCTCGTTTACCGCAGTGGCGCCAGCCGGAGCGGTAAAGGCTGTGATCTTCGCTGCTCGCCTGCTGAACCGCTCCGGGGCGACCGCCGATATGTGGATCGAGGTCGATAACGTCCAGTTCGAGCAGAGCGCTTCAGTTACTGGTTATCGGGCTTCCGGCTCGGCCACCGCCACG